CCGGCGAGATCACAGAACCAGGCGAGGAAAACGCTCCGATCATCAGCAACGCCACGCCGATGAAGACAGCCGAGCTGTTCCACGAAAGCCTGCCGGAAGGCGGCCGCATCGTGTTCTGGCGCGGCGAATTCTTCTCCTGGGATGGCACGCGGTACGTCGTTCGTGATCGCGTCTACATCGAGCAGCGTCTGTATCGGTTCATGGCCCAGTGCAATACCTTGAAGCCTGAGCCAAAGTCCGACAGGGCGACGCTGGTGCCATACAACCCAAAGGCAGCCAACGTCAACGATGTGGCGCACGCTCTGCGGGCCGTCTGCTATGCCGATCTTCCAGATCCGCAGGTGTGGATTGAAGAGCGAGACGGCGACATGCCAGCGCATGAAATCGTGGCCTTCCGCAATGGCTTCTTCCATTATCCGACCCGTGCGCTGGTTTCATGCACAGACCGTATGTGGGTAACCAATGCGCTAGATTTTGACTACGACTCAAAGGCATGCCAACCCAGCGAGTGGCTGGACTTCCTGGCTTCACTGTGGCCATCCGATCCTGAATCTGTGCAGGCCCTTGCGGAGATGTTCGGATACCTTCTGACAGACGACACTGGCCAGCAAAAGATGTTCATGCTGGTAGGACCGCCACGCAGCGGCAAGGGAACGATCCTGCGCGTCCTCGAGGCCCTGGTGGGCTATCACAACCGCGTCAGCCCGTCCCTGGCATCGCTGGGCACGCAGTTCGGCCTGCAGCCTCTCATCGGCAAGCGCCTGGCCCTCATCTCCGACGCCCGCCTCTCAGGCCGCGCAGACCAGCAGCCCATCGTGGAAAACCTGCTGAGAATATCTGGCGAGGATGCGCTTACCATTGACCGGAAGAATATCGTGCCCTGGTCAGGAAAACTGCCCGCCAGGTTTGTTCTGGCCACCAACGAGTTGCCGGCATTCTCCGATGCCTCCGCAGCCCTGGCCAACAGATTCCTGATGTTCAAGCTCACCAAGTCATTCCTGGGACAGGAAGACCAAGGCCTGACATCCAGGCTTCTGAAAGAGCTCCCAGGCATTGTCCTGTGGGCTCTCGACGGCCTTGAGCGGCTTCGCAATCGCGGCTACTTCCAGCGCCCCAGCTCGGCCGATGATCTGGCCGCCGACCTGCTGGAGCAGACCAGCCCGGTGCGCAGCTTCGTTGAGGATTGCTGCGTGCTGGAGGTTACAGCGCAGTGCAACAGAGACGACATCTTCAGGGCCTGGAAACGCTGGTGCGAACTCCAAGGACGCGACCATCCAGGAACCAAGGTCGGCTTCGGACGGCAGTTGTCTGCTGCTTTTTCGAGCATCTCAAGGTCGCAGCCGAGAGAAGATGGCACAAGATTGAATCTCTACACCGGCATCAGGTTGACAGAGAAATGGAAGTGGGAGGCGCAGCAGGTTTGATGGTATCGGCATCAATCCTGTGCCGGCACAAGTTGCCACAAGACAATTGATGCCTGGCACAACATCGCAAATCTGCTCTAACTCTTTGATTTCATTACACTATTTACACTTGGCACAAGATGGCACATGATAAAAGCTACGTGGTACACATACACACACGCACACACACACGCAAGAAAGGTAGAGCTGCAATGGAAATTCACCTGTGCCACCTGTGCCACCTGTGCCAGTGAAAATGTGAGCATCGACTAACATAGGAGCAAAGATGAAAAAGCAGAACCCTGCAGACAAGGTGGAGCAGTGGCCAATCGACAGGCTGGTGCCCTACGCCAAGAACTCGCGCACGCACTCCGATGCCCAGGTGGCTCAGATTGCGGCCAGCATCAAAGAGTGGGGCTTCACAACCGCCGTGCTGGTTGATGAAGACGGCGGCATCATCGCCGGCCACGGGCGCCTGATGGCCGCCAGGAAGCTGGGCATGACTGAAGTTCCGGTGATGGTGGCAGCGGGGTGGTCTGACGCGCAGAAGCGGGCATATGTCATCGCGGACAACAAGCTGGCGCTGAATGCCGGTTGGGATAACGAGTTACTCGCGCTGGAGTTGGCTGATATTCAGGGCCTTGGTTTTGACGTTGAGCTGACGGGTTTCAGCGACGAGGAAATCAAAGCGTTGCAGCCTCCAGACTTTTCACCAGGGACAGAAGAAGATCAAAGCAATCTAGACCAGAAAGCTCTTACCACTTGCCCAGCGTGCGGCCATGAATTCCATTCCTGATCTGCGGATCGATTGGGCGACTGCCGAGGCGGCGCGTTATGCGTGCCTGAATTGGCACTACAGCAAATGCGTGCCAGTGTTCAAAGCCGTTCGCATTGGCGTTTGGGAAGACGGAAAGTTCATCGGCGTTGTTCTGTTTGGTCAGGGCGCGACACCGGAAATCGGTTCTCCATACGGTTTGAAGCAAACCGAGATATGCGAACTGACCCGAGTCGCGTTGACAAAGCACACGGCGCCCGTCAGCAAGATCATTGCATTGGCGCTCAGATTCCTAAAGAAGCAATCTCCCGGCTTGAAGATGGTTGTGTCGTTTGCAGACGCTGGTCAAGGGCATCACGGCGGCATCTATCAAGCGGGTGGTTGGGTCTATGTTGGCGGCGCAGAGACACACGGGTATCGCGTGAATGGCGTTGTCGTCCACCCCAAGACATTGCATAGCCGATACGGCAAAGGCGGGCAATCAATTCCTTGGTTGAGAGCGAACGTCGATCCGAATGCGGAAAGAATCGTTGCAGGGTTCAAGCACAGATATTTGATGCCGTTACATAATGAGATGCGGGCAAAGATTGAATCTCTCCGCAAGCCATATCCTAAGCGGGTGAAGCAGGCGATGACTGGCGACCAGCCAGAACAGCGACGGCGCGACACCGATCCACCCGCTCCATCATTGAATGAAGGTTAAGACATGGCAAGCGATGCTGAAAAATCTACCCTAAAAAAACACGGTGGCCCAAGAGCCAACAGCGGCGGAGCTCGAGAAGGCGCAGGCCGAAAGCCATTTCAGCCCACCGACGCCGAGCGCAAGCAGGTTGAGGCGCTGTCAGGCTACGGCCTGCCTTTTGAGCAGATCGCAGTGCTGGTGCGCGATGGCATCGACATAGACACTCTGCGCAAGCACTTTGCCGACGAACTCATTGCAGGCAAGGCCAAGGCAAATGGCCAGGTCGGCCGCACGCTTTTCCAGAAAGCCATGGGCGGCGACACCACCGCGATGATCTGGTGGAGCAAGACGCAGATGCGGTGGTCTGAGACGCAGAAGCATGAGGTTACAGGCGCAGACGGTGCACCCTTGGGCCTTGCCGTTGAGTTCATCAAGCCTTGAGCAAGCCACGCATACCCCTGCCCGACTGGTGTCAGGACTTCTTCAAACCAGCACGCACCAAAGTAGCCTGGGGCGGCCGAGGCAGCGGCAAGAGCTGGGCCATGGCCCGCATGCTGCTGGTGCGGGCTGCGCAGTCCAGGGTCCGAATCCTGTGCGCTCGAGAACTGCAGAACTCCATCCAGGACTCGGTGCACCAGCTGCTGAGCGATCAGATCGCATCGCTGAAGCTCACCGGCGCGTTCATGATCCAAGAATCCAAGATCACCAGCCACTGCGGCAGCGAGTTCCTGTTCAAAGGCCTGAAAGGCATCAAGAACAACGCGCAGGCGATCAAGTCGCTCGAGGGCATCGACATTTGCTGGGTCGAGGAAGGCCAGGCCATCAGTCAAGCGTCCTGGGAGACGCTGGTGCCGACAATCCGCAAGCCTGGCTCCGAAATCTGGATCACGATGAACCCAGACCAAGAGTCCGACGCGGTTTACCAGCTGGTGCGCAACCCGCCCGACGACGCAATCATCCGCCGCGTCAACTGGAACGACAACCCGTGGTTCGCCGATACATCCCTGCCGGCCGAGCGCGAGTGGCTGCTACGCACGGACCCCGACGCCTACGCTCACGTCTGGGAAGGCGAATGCCGGCAAACCAGCGATGCCCAGGTGCTGCGCAACAAGTACAGCGTGCAGAACTTCACCCCGATGGACGATTGGGACGGCCCCTACCAGGGCGCCGATTGGGGCTTCGCCAGCGACCCGACAGCGTTCGTTCGCGTGTGGCTGCATGAGCGTCGCCTGTACATCGAGCGCGAGGCCTATCAGGTCGGCTGCGAAATCGACGCCACAGCCGCGCTGTTCGACGCCGCAGTACCTACGGCACCCTCAGCCCGAGAAATCGCAACCAGGGCCGATTCAGCGCGTCCTGAGACCATTTCCTACCTGCAGCGCCATGGCTACTCACGGCTGCACGCGGTCCAGAAGTGGCCTGGCAGCGTTGAGGACGGCGTGGCCTACCTGCGCTCGATGGACCAGATCATCATTCACCCGCGCTGCACGCACGCGATTGAGGAGGCGCGCCTGTGGTCCTACAAGGTCGATCGACAGTCCGGCGACGTTTTGCCTGAGCTGGTGGACAAGAACAATCACATTTGGGACGCCGTGCGGTATGCACTGGCCCCGATGATTCGCCAGCGCGACTCAGGCGCCGCAGCGGTTAGGATTCAAGGCCTATGACACCAGCCGAAGAAATCGCCCTGCTGGACCAGCTCTCAGCCGACGTCGAGGCGCAGGTGCTCGCCGCCTACCAGCGCGCCATGGACCTGATGCGTCGAGGGATTCCGCCACGCGATGCCATTACGCGGGTCATGGACTCATTTACCGGCGAGTTCGCCGACCTGATGGCCGCATCGCTCTCCGCAGTGCTGCAGCGCAGCGTCGGCACCGAGTCGGCCCTGGCCATCAACATTGGCCCCGTCTCCCTGTCGCGCAAGCTGTACGCCGAGGCGCAGGACGTCTCCAACATCGTGGCCGGCATCGTCCAACGCAACGTGCGCGGCTACCAGGACGCCAGGCGCTTGGCCCTGGATCTGTTCGAGGGCTACGGGTTTCGCGAGCCAGACGCCGAGCCGCTGCAGATCAACCCCGACAACCCGAAGCTACCGAAATACCTGCGCGAGATCCTGGACCCGGACCCGGTGCGGCGCAAGATGGCCACGGCCTTCGCACGGCTGGAGGTGGACAACCTCAGCACGCCGGCCCTGCGCGCGGCCTATAGCGAGCTCCTGGACGCGATAGACAGCATCCAGGGTACCGTGGGCAGGGATGAGCTGGAAAAAACGCTTAAAACGGCGTTTTTCGAGCGCGTGCGGTACTTCGCCGAGCGCATCGCCAGGACGGAGGCGCACCGAGCCTATTCGCAGCGTGAGGCGCAGATCCTGCTGGAGGACGCGGACATCGAGTACGTGCAGATCCGCCGCAGCCGCACCAGCACCGCGCCGTGCATCTGTGACCTCATCACCGGCCGCGATCAGTACGGGCTTGGCCGTGGGGTGTACCCGAAGAAGGTTGCGCCTAACCCCCCCATGCACCCGTTTTGTCGTTGTGTGGCAGTGCCCCGCCTTGATCTCACAGGCCGCCGCCAGCCAGCGGAAGACGAAAACGCCGACCAGTATTTTCTCAACCGATTATCCGAGCCTATCGCCGCGAAGATAATTGGCTCGCGTGACAAGCTGGCCAGAGTCCAGGCCGGCGAATCTGCGCTTGCAGTCCACAACGCCGGCTCAAACCCGGTCTATCGCATCGTCAACCTGGAACAAGCCGCAAATGCCTATTCCGCAACCGGGCCCCGATGAGGGCCGCGACGATTTCATCGCCCGCTGCATGGCCAATCCGACCATGCGCGAAGACTTTAGCAACGTGGGCCAGCGCGCAGCCGTATGTTTTGAGAAGTGGAAAGAGGAGCGCGAGGAATATGGAGACGACCGAGACTAACCCTCGAGGAAGCAGCGAATCGACATCAGCTTGTAGGTGTCGATGCGGTCCTCGTCGGTGACCGTCTCGATGTATCTTCCCTGCAGCGTCTTGAGCTTTTCCAGGATCTTGCCCTCAAGATCGAACAGCGACTCGTAGACCGATTCCAGGCCCTCGGAGTTTGCCACCGGCACACCGAAGTAGACAAACGTCTCCGAGCTGCGATTGCCATATGGCCGCCCCGGCGTGATCCGGAACGGCACGATGCGAATCATCGGGTAGTCCTCGGGCGATAGATTGGCCTCAAGGCCGATCTTGCAGGACTTGACCCCTGGGATGGTGGCGAATGCGTCGCGGGCGGCTTCAAGCGCGGCGTTCATGCCCGCTCCAGCGGCACGTTGAAGATCAGCGTGTTGCCCGACTCGTCAGGCGTGGCACCTCGAGCCTGGGCCAGCATGCCGTCGAACTCCTTGCGGTAGCTGGCCAGCTTGGCGGTGAACAGGTCTTCGGCGTCGGCCTGGTTCTCAAGGCACGCCAGAATGTAAGTCTTGAGCACCGCCAGCCGATTGCGCCAAGCCGTGGAAAACGTGCCCAGCAGATCAACCTCGTCAAACGCGCGCGTCTCGCGGTCCACGGTGCAGTACTTGGTCAAGTAGGCGTCGGGGTAGTTGAGAACTGTCATTGCTTGGCCATCCCTTCGCGCACGATGCGGTCAAATTGGCGCACGGCCTCGGTGGCAGCGCGCAGCAGGTAGTTGTCACCCCGATACCCTGGGTGGTTGACGGACTTCGCGAAGGCGAACTTGCCGCCCACTGCCCAGCGCAGTGCTTTCTTCCGCTTGGGGGTGATCTTGTGCGGCCTGGTGCCCAGCAGCACGAAGGCCGCGTAGGGCGCCCGGTTGCGGTCATGCCCGATAGCGCGGCCGTCTGGAATTGCTCGGTTGTACAGCGACTGGCGCAGCGTGCCGGTTTTGGTGTGCTTGTCGGCGCCGGCCTCAGCGTTGTCATACGCCACCTGGGACAGGTTGTTGATGACGTATTTCTCAAGCCCAACAGGAATGGCCGTCAGGCGATTGATGACGCCTTGAATATCGCCGACCTGGACGCTGATGGCCATCATTTGCCCCCGAAGAACTTTGAACCGAACTGCACCATAGTGAAAACCAGGACAGCCAGACCCCAGACGCCGATGCCTCTGTTGATCCACATCTGAACGGTTCTGTCGGTCTTGCTGGTGGCCGTCTCGACAGCCGCAACGCGCTGCTCCACACGCCCGATGCGCTCGCCCTGGTTGGCCTGGCGCTCCTCGACCAGCACCAGCTTGGTGATGGCCTCGGCCAGTTTGTCTACCTTGCCTTCTAGGCGCTTGAAGTCGTCGTCTGTCATGCCCAGCCTCTCACGGGATTCTGCGGGGTTACGCGGTAGGCGTCCAGTTCCGGCGCTTCAGCCGTGTGCCGCACGTTGACGTGCCAGCCGTCGATGGGAGCGTGCTCGAACACCTCGCCCTCCTCGGTCATCAAAGTGTTGCCCGTAGGCTTCCAGATCGTGCCGATGACGTCAACAGCGGCGTAGCGGGGCACCAGCACCGTATCAACGGTGTCAACATCGACGCTGGTCTGCTCGGTGAACAGCACCTCGTTGGCCTCGGCTTCGTCAGTGAATCGAAGGAAGAAGTCAAAGTACATGGGTTGGTCCTCGAAAGGGTCGAAGGGGTCGTAGGTCATGCTGTGATGGCCTGCGCAGCGACAATCTGGTTCATGCGCTTGTTATTGATACCCAGCAGTTTGCGGGCGTCCTCACGCACCATGCGATGGCCTTGCACATCAACCCAGACGTTGTTGAGTTTGTTTCGCATCTGCGCTTTGTAGTCAACCCACCGGCAGTTTTCCGGCGCATATGGACCATTGACGTCAATGCGATCAATCGTCAGACCTTCTTGTGCTTGCCCCATGTCTTGAGCAAAAGCAGCAAAGTCATTCCAACGGTCACAGATAGTGATGCCTCTGCCGCCATAGTCCGCATAGCGTGGATTTTTGGCATTCATGCAGCGCTGACGCATGTTTTTCCAAATGCGGTACAGCAAAGTTTCTGCACCTTTAACGCCGCTTCCGTGCTTAGTCATGCGCTGACGCTGCAAGTCAGTTTTGAGGCATCCACACGAACGGCTCATACCCTTGCGCAGGTTTGTGCCGACTGCGGTTGTTTCTTTGCCGCACTCACAAGCACAGCGCCACAGCGTCTTACCGTTGAAGCCTGCACGCGCTAACACGGTAAGCCTGCCAAAACGCTGGCCCGTAAGGTCAATTAAAGGTTTTCCCATTACTAGCTCGTTATGCTTTGAAGCTCTGCGTTTGACAGCCTACGAGGATAGTATACTATACGGCGGAGGTGGCCTGACAGTTCAAAACTTCCAGTGCCCAAATTCCCTAACGCCAATTTGTTAATGCCAGTCGGAAAAGCAAAAGTTGCGTTTGAATTTACAGTTCCACCACCAAGGCATGTAGCAGAATTTAAGGCTTCGAATGCAACACCTGTTTTGTAAACTGTATTTGCTGTTGCTACAGCAAGAACTGTGATTGGAATTGTTGATCCGCCCGCTTGATCTCCACGTACTTGCGCCGCAGAGTCAACGCGAACAGCAATATATTGTGAATTTGTTCCATCAGATAATGACCAAATTCTTTGACTGTTAGTTGATCTAACCCCCAAAATTGACCATTCACTGAACACTGTCCCAGCACTCGCGTTGTACCAAGGACTCAGCGTATTCACTGAAGCCACATCGGCTGCACGGGTCAGCGCGGTGGTGGTGGTGGGGATGTAGCTGGTGGGGAAGGCTCCGGCTTCGAGTTGAGCGCCCCAGACAAGCGTTTGGCTTGCCGTAGTTTGAGCGTTGGCTGCTCCTGGGTAAATAAGCGCCGTAATGTTGGTTGGAGCAGTAAGCGTCACATAAATGGTGCAGCGATACCACCCATTACCAACCGACTGAATTGTTGGGGTAGCGGCAGATACAGCCGTGCCGACCGCAACTGCCGTACCGGCGACGCCCGAGCCAGACAAGATAAAATCGGCCCTGACGTTGTTATTAACGGAAACATCTCCTGCCAACAATAAACGAGCGTTTGTATCTGTAGAGTTTGCCTTGCAAAACACGCTGTATGCGTAAGTACCCGCTGTCGTGCTTGCGGTTCTGTAAAACACCGCGTTAAAGGTGGCTGGGGCGTTAATCGCCAGCAGTGCGGCAGTGGTGGTTCCGTCTGGAGCAGAAGCAGCGTTTATCGTTGTGTCAAGCGTGGCTAATAACTCATACCAAGCATTGTTCCCAGCCACAGTGCCGATGCTTGAAAAGTTCGACGGGTAAATATTGTTGGTGCGGGACTCCTCAATCAACAGCCCCTGAGCCGCCAGCGTGGAGGGGTTGTAGTCGAAGCGGGGCATATGCGACGACACGCGCCAGGATGCAATCGTGCCGCTGCCCCCTGTGCTGGTCACATCAATCACCAGCACCTGAGTTGATGCGGTGTAGCTGGTGACAGTGCCTTCCATGAAGTTGGCACTGTTGGACTGCTGGCTTACGCGGACCAGATCGCCTACGGCCCAATAGCGATTCGCGCCCGCCGTCGCCGCGAGCGTAAACGTCTTGCTGCCCGTACCGATGGCCACACTTGACGTGCTGAAGTCCACGCCCTCAAGGACGCCATCGGGGCTGAACCACGTAGCGCCGCTGGCCCTGCTGAAGGTAATCTTCTCGTTCAACACCGGAATGGAAACAAAATCCAGCGTCAGCGAAGGCCGGCCGCCTGCGCTCATGTCGGGCAACCCGACGCGCCCGATGTTTTGCCCCAGCATGGTCAGGCTCCGATCACTGCGAGCCGTTGGCCAGGCGTCACGCCGAAGTACTCCACCGCCTCGCTGGGCAGGCGCAGGCCGCTTGTGGTGGCCGTTGGATTGCTGCCGTAGGCAAGGCAGCAGGGCGCGTCCGATGCCAGCCTTACGAAGCGCGTGGTGGCGGCAAAGACCGTGCTCTGCACGCTGCTCGTGGTGTAGGTGACCACCTGCGTGGTGCCAGGCAGTCGAGCCGCCTGCGGCACGCCGCCGATGTCGTTGGCGTTTTCAAGAAACTGAAATTCGGTGATGAAGAGCTTGGCCATGGTGTGATCCTCAGATGGTGATGAGTGGCGTCAGGCTCAGGCCGCGCCCAGGGTGGTGACGGTGCCGGACGATCCCTTGTACTTGAGCGCGCCGGCCTGGACGTACAGCGTGCCGCCGCCGCTAGGGGTTGCGGGCTCGGTGGAATTGGCGATGAACTGCAGCGGGGCCGTGGCGCTGAACATGATCTGCTGCACCGCGACGATGGCCGAAGGCGTCACCGGCCTGGTGGGGCTGGTGCCGGCGGCCAAGTGCTGCAGGAAAACGTCGGTGCTGCTGGCCGACCAATAAAGTTGCAAATTGTTCCCAGCGGCGACCGTGACGACCAGGGTAGTCGCGGCGATCAGCGCTCCATCAGAGCCGCCGTGCTGGCCGGGGATGTCGAAGATCGAATTGCTGTTCGCCAGGTCCGACCCGTTTTTGCGCAGCCACACGCGAGCGGTCTGGATGCTGTTGTTGGAGTTGTGCAGCTGCAGCGAGAACGACAGCGCGAAGGTGCCGGCCTCGGCAAAGGTGATCTTTGAGCCATCGACAATTGAGACCCCTCGGCTTTCCGACGTGGTGCCCAGCGCCACAGCGTAAGCTGTGGTCGCGGAAGCAATGGTCTGGTCCGTGAGATCCAGAAACGACCCGTAGGCCCCGAGATCCCCGCCAGGCCCCTGCGGCCCGCGTTCGACGATGGTGACGATGCTCATTGCGTGACCTCTGCGCTGATGCTGATGGTGCCTCGGATCAGGCGATAGACCAAGCCGCCTGCAGTGACGATCTCCAGATCGTACTTGCCGAAGCTCCAGGTGAAGGCGGCCGACTCTGCGGCGGTGATGGTCAGCGTGATCTGCCCAAGATCGCCTGCGATGGCCAGCTTGCCGTTTGCCGTGGTGGCCTCAAACAGTACGGTGGTCACGTTCGTGGCCGCGCGAACCTGCATGCGCGCGGTGGCGCCGGTCAGATTGATGGCCGCTCCGTCGTCATCCGTCCAGCGAATGATCTGCTCGTAGCTGGCGCCTTTTTCGACGCTGAGATTGTGGACTTCGGCGCTCATGCTTGCTCCAGAAGCCGCTGATCTATCGCGGCATGAATCAGGCCCTGCTGCTCTTGCCCAAGGCCGGCAAACTGCACCGACACGATGCGCCTCTGCTGCTCGGCGATGACTTCGGTCGGCATGGCCGCACCGATCATGCTGGCCAGAATGTCCAGCTCGGCCACGACGTCGGCTAGGTTGAAGTCGCGCGACCAGGAAATCTGCGGCGCGGTGGTCAGGCCAAGCCACTGGCGCGAAAGCTCCCAGGCTCTGCGCTCAAGGCTCTCCATCCTGCCGGCAAACTTGGCCAGCTCGGAGTTCAGCGCCTGAAACCGCATCTGCAGGGCCAGGCCGGACTCGCGCTGCGACGATGAGGCGATCACCAGGCCTATCTCGTTGATCTGATCCTTCAGCGCCGCGATGCGGTCCAGGTAGATCCGCGCGGGGCCATCCGGTGGCGCGATGAAAGCCGGCGTGCTGCCGCTGTGCACCATCAGGTTAGATGAGCCGATGGTTTCGCCAACGACCTGCGCAGCCTGGACCTTCTGCGCATCCGTGGAGTTCTCGCTAACCTGCATGGTCAGCAAACTGAACGTCTGCGAGCGCAGGATCTCGTCCAGCTCGCTGTCCAGATTGAACATCCGCCGCGACAGGTCCGCGATGGGCGCAAACGGGCCGAAGTACGGGAAGTCCCCGCCCTCGGTGAAGATCAGCAGCGGGCACTCGGTCAGCGGATGCTCACCTTGCGCCAGGATGCGCTGCTGGCCATCCATGGCACGCCAGGATGTCAGGTCGAAGTGCCATGTGCAATCGACGCGCTCGCCGGTCTCCAGCGTGAAATTGCCCGAGAACTCCGCGTAGGTAAATTTCCCGTCGTCGCCGATCTGGTAGTCGGTTAGCAACTCGGGCTTGATGCTGGTCCAGTACGGCGCAACCCTGGCGCGCACCTGCTGCTCCAGCGTCGGGGCCATGGCCGGCGGCATGTCAACCAGCAGCAGCATGCTGCCGCGTGCCTTGGCCTCCACCACGAACTGAGACCAAAAGCTGTCGATGCTGTTGCCTTTGCCGTCAATGTCGGCGGCCATCGCCTCGTACAGCGGATTGGCCATGGCGCGCACGGCAGGCCGGCTGGCGAGGTACCCGGCGAAGCGAGAGACGACCTGGGCCAGCGGCGAGGCGTACCAGGCGATTTCATTGCGGCGCGCGTACTTGGTCTCACTCTCGCGCGGGTACTGGATCAGGTACGACGACGCCACCGCAATGGGGCGCGCCTTGCTGTCGAAGCTGATGAGAGGCCGAAATGGGCCGTCGCCATTTAGGGCGAAGCCTATGAATTTGAAGCGCGTTATATCTTGATTGGCCATATCACTGGTATATTGCAGGTTCGTTTCACTTTAACTCACCGGCTTTACCAATGAGCATTAATGAACTCCTCGCACAGAAAGCAGAACTTGAGCGCCAGATCGCCGAACAAACCCGCGCGGAGCGGGCGTCTGCGGTCTCGCAGATCAAGACCCTGATGTCTACCTATGGCCTCACGCCTGGCGACATTGTGACCGACTCCGCGAAAGTTGCAAAG